AACCTTAGTATCGGGCGCAGGGGCTGCCGAGCCACCAAATTGCTTTGCAAGGGCTTCGTAGTCTACAGCCATGTTATAACCCCGCTGCTTTTTTGTACGCTGCTGCCGCTTCTGGTGTTGGGAAAGTTAATACTTTACCGCTTGGGATTGTTACAGTATTACCACTAGGGCTAGGGCCGGGCGGTGGTGGTGGGGGTGGCGGTGGGGCAGCGCCGCCGCCTTTGTAATCGTAAGTCATGTCGTACGCTTCACGAACACGGCCTTTAGACCCTTGAAGATCTGAAATAGCAATATCAATGGCTTTCTTAACGTCAGCTGCGTCTTGTTTACGGTCAATAGCCGCAAACGCTGCACGTAACTGTGTACCCTCTTGGTTAGATACGTTACCCAACGCGCCGCCAGTTGGTGATGCTGCGCGCATATCTTGCAATTCTTTAAAGCCACCACGCGCCATAATCTTGTCGTACAAAGCTTCAGCTGCGCGGCCGTCTGCTGTAATACCGGGCGCGCGTCCAGCAACAATGCCAGTAATACTAGGCAAACCAGGATGATTTCTAAGCGCAATTAAATCTTTTTCAAGTTCGGTTGTTTTAGCTTCAAACGTCTTAACCGCTTGCGTTGCTTGTGGGAACTTGGCTTCGCGCTGCTGAATTTCTTTAGACGACAAATTAGTAGTAGTTGGACCACCAGGAATAGGCTCTAACGCGCCGTCTGCTGTCATGCGGAAACCTACGGGTATACGCCCAATGTCTTGACCACGCCGCGCGGTTTCAGCGCTAATGTTCTGACCTCGCATAGTAACATTAGCCGTTTGTTGTTGCGCAGCACTAATAGTCATCTGCTCTAAGCGTTTTGCTGCACTAGCACCTAACTGTAAAAACGTGTCCCTGCGCTTATCTAATGGCATATTAGCTACTTGAGCAAACAAGCCTTGTGCTTGTTCAGGAGTCATTTCTTTTCTTAAAATGCTATCTTCTAAATACGCTTTAATGTTGTTGTCAGACGGGTTAAACGCTAGATCAGACGTGCGTTCACGGCTACGTTCTAAATCTTGTTTACTAATTTCACCACCAAGTTTTTTAGTTTCTAAAGCTGCTCTTTCTTGGTCGCTAAGTAACTTACCGTATGCCAAACCAGTCTTACCAAACTGTGACAGTTGAGCGCGGGTTTCAGGTTTAGACAAGTCAGCACCACGTAAAAAATTACGCACTTCTTGTTCTTCTTGCATCCCACGCTGTAATTCTTGCATTTTAAGCGCGTTGACGCCAATTTCTTGAACCCGCGCAGTTGCCGCAACGGGGTCTTGGATTTGAGGCATCCGAAAGCCTAACGCAATGTTTGGATCAATTTGTGCCATGTTTAGTCCTTACTATCCAGCTAACAATGTAGGGCCAGAAGTGGCGCTATAAGTAGGTAGTCTGTTCAAAAGCTGTTGATTTTGGTAAAAATTCATTCCTTGGCCTAAACCACCAACAATTGCGTTAGCCGAGCCAATCTGCCCCGCTGCCTGTGCGTTGCCTGCACCAATGATGTTAGAACCAAGTTGTTGACCTAATTGACCCGCTTGTTGACCTAATACGTTAGCACTTGATTGCGCTACACCAGCCAAACTAGCGTATGGGTTTAAGGTATTAGCGCGGGTTGTTTGATAACGATTAAACGCATTTTGATACTCTTGTGAAGCTAGGTCTTGCCCGTAACGTTGTGTACCTTTTAGGGTTGCGCCTGACAATAAACCGCCCCGAGCAGCAGCCGAGCGCTCTAAGGCCTTCATGCCTTCAGACATACGGAAGGCGTAGCCTGGGTCTTGGTTGGCTAAAAAATCAGCTGGCGTAAATTCAGCCGTAGCATATCTACCGTAGCCTGGGCCTTTTTCACCGCCAAGCCCAAGTAGTTCTAATAGCCGATTTTGACCTTTAAGACCCGCTTCTCTAAACGGTTCTTGCAACTCAACTTGGCGTTCAAATATGGCGCGCTGTGCGTCAGACGCTTGCGCGGCTGCGTTAGCTTGGGTGCTTGCAGCGTCGCGGGAGGCTTTAGAGCCAATTAACGAGCTACCTACGGTAGTAACAGCGGCAATGGTACCTGTGATTGGATCAGGCATTTTTAAACTCCTTCATATAATCATCGTATGTTTCACCATACAATCCTAAAACAATATGGGCGTTCTGCGCCGCAAACTCGGGGCCGTGGTAAATTTGCACCACGGCTAACACAATATCGTAATACCCTGCGCGCCAGTTATACGACTTAGCGTCGGCGCTCCCCGCACGTTCTACTGTATCTGATGCTTGCCATTTTAGTATATTTAATCCAACTATAGAAGATAAGCAATACGAATTAGTCACATAAAACGGGTTTTGTTGCATACCGACTAACGTATTCCATATCAGCAGGTTTAAATCCTTGCGGTCTACAGGGTCGCCATCGGCAAAATCATCAAAAACTTGAAACGCATGAAACAAGTCTAATAGCCACTTTACAGCGTCAGGCGGCAAAAACAACCCAATATTTAGGTTCTTTTGTAAGGCTTCTAGGCTTTTGTCCATCAACTTGAAATCTGTCTGCCAGACGCGCGAATGTTAACCGCCGTAGCCGTACCAGCAATGGTAGAAATAAAGTCGCCACTATTTAGCACCTGACCCACGATCTCAGGAAAGGTATACACCTCAGATGGCTGTAAGGTCTTGGTTTTGGTAATGATGTTCTCGTTACCCGCCGTACCCGCCGTAGTCACCAAATTGACGCTAATCGTAGCCGCCGAACCACTAAAATTGGTAGCGGTGAACTTATCAATAATGGTTTTAACGCCATTGGACGTGTACTGCGTCTGCTGAGTATTCTCGGCGATTTTAGCCGGAATAAGTACGTTGACAATGACGGTCATAATTTATCTTTCAATATAAAACAATTAAGTTAACGGTTGTCATGTATAAGTCTAGGGTCTTGTGCTTCAGGTTGCGGTATTGCAATAAACGCACCATTTACATAACTGTCACCAATTCCATAAACGTCGTTTGCAACACACAATAAATTTTCATCTAATCCTGGCGGTATTCCAGTTTGGATTTCTTCGTATTCAATAACATTTACAACCAAATTTGTAGTCGTATCAATTATGCAATGTTTAATTAACGCCATTTTTGTTCCTAAAAATAAGCAATTACATAAATTACGCCAGCGCCGCCACTTGAACCGCCTAAACCGTTAGCGCCGCCAGCTGCGCCGCCACCGCCGCCAGCGCCGACCGCATAAGAATAAGACGCGGTTGGTGAAGTAATGACGGCGTTAATAAATCCACCACCACCACCGCCGCCGCCCGACCATTGGGCGTCTATGTTTGAACACCAACCACCCGCGCCGCCGCCGCCAGTATTCGGTTTTCCGGCCTGTGTTGCACCACCAGAAACACCGTGACCACCTAAAGCCGATGAGCCGCCAACGCCGCCGTTGTAATAACTACCCGCTGCGTTTGCAAAATAATTTCCACCTTCGCCAAAACCGCCAGTCAAATTAATACCAGATGATCCACTTAACGATGCGGCGCCGCCATCTCCTTGACCGCCAAATGTGCCACCAGGACTGCCACCGTTAGCCGTATTTGATCCAAATGTAGTATTTCCACCAGCAGTTCCGGCTGCGCCAGTATGACCGCCACTACCACCACCGCCACCGCCAACCATAATAATTTGCAACCAACGTGCATTTGTTGGGGTTGTGTAGGTTCCTGACCCAGAGGTGTAAACCGTTACAGTCGGGGTGCTTCCAGTAATAATTGGGGACGCAATGGTTGGGCTTGTGGCTAAAACAACCGCACCCGAACCAGTCGATGTTGTTGCGCCTGTGCCACCGTTGGCAACTGGTAAAGTTCCAGTAACGCCGTTAGCCAAATTTATTTGCGCCCAAGCTGGATTATTGTTTGTGCCAGTATTGGCTAAGTACCGTGTTGCGGTAGTATTTTTAGCTAATGCAGTTAGCGTAGTGCCAGTGTTGTAATACAGCAAATCACCTTGGCTATATGAACTTAACCCTGTACCACCGTTGCTAGTAATTAACGTACCCGCAAGCGTAACTGCACCGCTAGTAGCGGAGTTGGGCGTAAATCCTGTAGTACCTGCGCTAAACGTTGTAACGGCTACACCGCTTAATGTTGACCATTGAGGCGCAGAACCAGTTGAAGTAAGAATTTGCCCAATAGTACCGATAGTTAACTTAGTTAGTGTAGTTCCACTAGCGTAATAACTTAAATCACCCGCCGTATAGCTAGTTAGCCCTGTACCACCAGCCGTAGTTGGCACGACTTTCCAACCAATGACTTGTACGGCGTTAGCATTATCTTTGTAAAACAGTTTGCCATCGGTAATGTTAATAGCAAGCTCTGACCCCAAGGTACTGTTGGTCAAGTTTCCAGCGGCGGGGGCTGCCGCTGCTGTGCTAGTGCTGTACAGTTGTATCGGGGTAAACCCAGTCTGTGCCATTATTTAGCCTTTAATAAATCAATTTCAGCTTTTAATTCTTGAATTGCGGCAACCATCGACGCAATTAAAAATGATGAATCAACTGATTGATAAACTGGTTTTTCACCTGTTTTAACCCACTTTTTGTTTTCTTGCAACACAGTTGGTTCAACAACATTCTGTTCTTCAATTTGCCCATCTTCGGTAACAATATTGCCAATATCTTCCATGGCATCTTTTGTTCCTGTAACGGCTTGAGGAAAATGCTCTTGCAACTCATGGGCTAAAAAACTTTCGCCAACTGATCCGTCAACCTTCCAATTAAATCGAACAGGACGCAACGCATCTATTTTTTCCAATGCGCCTGTAATTAACTGATCGTTTTCTTTTAATCGGTAATCTGATGCTGTGTTGTATGCGGTTGCGGTAGTCGTAACAGCAATTGTCCCAACGGCTGTTGTGTCCCGGTAAAACGTCACAACTTCACCGTCACTTTGCCTTCTTCTTAGCCATAATGAGCCAAGGTTATTGTTTGACATTTGCAAGTTAACAAATCCTGGCGGTCTAAATGTGGCGCCATCTGCGGTTCCTGTTGTTACATCCGTTGGTGTTGCGATGCAAAAGTTTGTGCGGCCCGTGCTGTAACTGTCAGTTCCATTACAGAAAAAATTACCCGTCCCTTGAAACAAATCATTGCGGGTTACAAAATGATTGTTTTGAGTTTGGGCATTAAAATTAGTAGATTGAATATTAATGCCGTTGCCTGCATAAATATCGGGCGCAATATTTAGGGTTTCGGTTTGACTACCAACGACCATACCCCAAGCGTCCATTTTTCCAGCAATGCTGCCAGGAATGTTAGTATAGGAAAATGAGCCAGGGGTTAGGATTAAACCGCCGTAATGCGCTAAATATTTAAGGCCAGTTGCCGAACCCACAACAGTTGGGCCGCCCCATGCAACAGTACCTTGGGCCACGCCAATAAAGTAAGCACTAAACGCTGGTGTTCCTGTTAGGGTAACGGTAATGTTATCGGGTACGGTAATGCGCCCAAATGATCCTGTATGTAAGTGGCCAACCGCGTTTCCAGTTACAGAATAGCTTTGTGCCAATGTTACGGTTGCGCCAGTTCCCACATCAACGTGCATAATCCCGCACGTTCCAAAATCCATAGCGCCAAGGCTAATTCCAGAGGACAAAATTGAACTAACGCCGTTGCCAGTTGCAGAAACAACTTTAAAGCCCGAAATCAATACATTTATATTGTTTCTTACAGCAAAACAATCGCCGCTAGATACACTAACAACAACACTTGAAGGCGAAACTTGATTTCCAATAATATACAGATTGCCGCCGCCAACCATAGGGCCATCAATAATAACTCCAGCAGTGTAAGTTCCGTTTTGAACAGATATAGTGACTGTGCGCTTGTTAAAATTTAACAGTCGGCATACATCAATAGCGCGTTGAATAGTTAAAAATGCCCCGCCACTGCTATTTACTAAGCCCGTGTTTGAGTCATTGCCATCAGTTCTGACGTAATATGTAACGTCATTTGTCAATTTTACAAAGTTATCTAAAGCAACTTTTACGTTTGAAACTTGCCCAAATATGTTTGTATATCCAATATTTTGAGCTAAATCGCTATCTAGTATGTTTATTACGCCGAATATATCGTCGTAAGTCCCTATTAAAACGTTATTTGCGTCGAATAAAACAAATTTGTAACTTGTGTTTGAATCAAGCCAAATTTCACCTGATCCTGACACCCGCCCCGCCGCGTTTAAAATAATAGGATTAGACCAAGCCACATTACCTGCGCTTGTTGTGTACGCAGCGACGGGTGTTGTTGTACCTGCGGCGTAGGTATATATCTTACCGCCAGTCAATACGTTCCCCGCATTGTCAAAGAATTGTGCGGCAGCACCAGCTAATATACTAAGATTAACGGTCATAAAAAACTCCTAAATTTAAACTGATTCTATTGTTTTTTATCATGTTTGTCACTTTTTAAAAAATACCGCCGCCGATACCGCCCGTAGCGTTTAAAGTTGTAAATTTACCTGAATTTGTTGTTATATCGCCAATTGGCGTGTTATCAATGTTACCGCCAGTAATGGACACGTTATCAGAGTTTTGTGAAGCAATAGTGCCTAGCTCGGGTTGCGGCGCTAAATCAACAAGACTGTAACGATTGATAAGCACTATGACTTCATCAATTGTTAAACCTGGGGGCGCCACTAACAAATCTGTAATGCTAGTTGGGTTACTACCTTCGCCTGTTAAATTAAACAAATTTAAGAAAAACCGATACCACTCACGGGATAATAAGCCCGTTGTAGGGTCTGTCAGCGGCGTACGCGGCGCTGGTATGGTAGTTACATTAAGCGGGCTAGGCACGGGTTGGGCTTAGTAAGAGTTCAGCGCCAACAATGGCAATTTTGACAGGGTCTGTACCAGATATTTCATACACGCGGTCACGCAGCTTCATAGTCATGCCAAGCCGACGCCAAAAGACACGGCGTCCATATTGTCCAATACGCCCCATCTTAGACCAGTGTTCGTTTGACCATGTATGACCGCCATCGTCTGACCAGCGCAACATAACTTCAGGGTCGTCACCTTGTCCTAAGTTAAGACCTACGCCTGTTTCGCAATCAAGTTGTAGGCTATGCTGGGCGGTACGTTTAAGGTTGTTTTGACCACTTGGAATGGGGCGCCAAGACCGCAACCATTTTTGCGGCGCGCCATTGATGGCGTACACATCCAAGTCATACGCGTACAAATTGCCGTTTTCGTAGTCGCCAAGGATTATTTCGTTGTTAAACGCTACTTGGCAATTTGGGCGATAGCGCACAAAGTCACCATTTAACCAACCAGCCCGTTCATGCCATGATTGAGTTGACACGTCGTATACCCACGTTTTTTCAACGGTTGGGAAAGTCAATACGTAAAAGCTATGGCCGTCTTGTTGGTAAGTGTAAGCAATTGCATTGCTAATGTCACCGTATTGTTGAATTTGCCATTCAATTGAATGATTAGACGCGCGGACACCTGTGTACCCGTTGTTGCGATAAACAATGCCACGACCGCGAGCGTCTTGCCCTAGCCAAAACAAAGAATTATCTAATTTAGCTACAGAATATGGTGCAACGCAACCAATTTCGTTAGACGCGCCTTGAATACGCGCAAGAGGAAAGTCAGGCGTACCTGCGTCGTACCAAACTTCAATAGAATTAGTACCAAATAGCCATGCTTCGCGGTTATTGACAATAACTGCTGCTAAACCATCAGGTGATCCTTCCGCACTAGCAAAATCAAGTGGGTCAATAGACGTGCCATCTAATAAACCAGTTACCCACACTTTTTGGCTGTTTGGTTCATTAAACACAAAGTAACCATCTAGATAAGACACGGTAACAGCGCCTGGAAAGCCCGGTGCGGTAATTTGAGCGTAAACTAAAGTAACTGCGTTGTAAATGTAGCTAATACCATTGGCAGCAATAAACAGTTGTGTGCCATTATCAGCCATAGAAACAGGGCCTGTACCAGCTACCCCGCCGATTAACGTGGATGTGTAATTAGTGTTGATGCGGTATAACGCATTGCCTGACACCACGTAGCCAACGTTATTAAACGTCCACAAGCCGCGTATTGGGCCAGAACCTATGGTAGTAAGCAAGCGCAAGCCAGGCGCGCGGTTTAAAAATCCCGCTTCTTTACCTTCGTTTGGGATTACTTCAGGAAACAGGTTAACCATGCGGTTGTCTGCCGCATTAACGCTACGGGCTACATACGCCTGCCCCAAGATTGGGGTTTTCATTAGTAGTTACCCGCATAAATGTTAAATCTCTGACGTGTGCCTACCAAACTGTATGGTAAAGCCATGATGTCGTCAGGATTGTTAATACGCTTCAGATTGCGCTTAGAAGTCATAGCGACGCGCATGACGTTAGGGGGTGGCTCAATACCAAACTCGGTTGCAATCTCGCAAGCAAGGTTGTATTTGAACGCCCGTAGATAGCCTGGCGGCATGGTAATGTCAGTCGATAGACTTGGCACTTCCATAAGCTTTTCTACCGAAACGATATGAAACTCTAACGGCTTAATGGGTACGGGGTAGACGTACATCTCAATGTTAGGGTAGGTCATATTGACCCACAGGACTTGAGGATAAGTCGAAGTCACCGTTTTAACAGCAATACCGTTGTACTGCTGTTGGTTAATTAACTTGATGCCATACGAAATATTGGTTGCTGCATCTCTGAAATAGGTTGCATCGTCAATCAATACCGGGCGCTTAGGTGTGCCACCTAACGCTAAAGGCAACGTACCTGTTGGGCCAAAGGTTAAATCTTTAGCGCCAGCAGGCCACGAAGCCACTTGATCTTGGGTAGAAAACACAGCTAAACGCTCAGTATTCCATGAGTCGATCATCTGGTTTAGGGCAGTCAAAGCGTCTTGCGACGTGGCTGCGGATGGTGTTTCGCCTTCGGATAGCACCCCTAATATGCGCAATGCGCCGTTTATTTGCTCATTGGCAGTAGTCATGGCATAGCTCCTTATGCGGTTGTTTTACGTCGTCTTGTTTTTACTTCCAGCGCATTAGCAGGAGCCGCCTCAACTTCGGGTTCTATTTCTTCAACCACAAATTCTTCAACAATCGGCGTATCGACAGTATAGCGTTCCCAGCCGTTTTGTTCATCATAATCCGCTTCAAAATTACTGCAAGCGACCTTATGACCATGAACAGGGTGCATCAGATAAATAACCGCCATTATTGTTCCTTGTTAGATAGGGGCCGAAGCCCCTATGTATTACACAACTGTAAAGTTCACACGATAAACGGGGAATGTCACAGTATTAGCAAGCGTACCAGTTGCAGCAGCGCGAATACGTAAACGATCGCCAGCAGCCACAACTAAATTAGCTGCGGTGCCATTTAAAGTTAATGTACGCACAGCATTAGCTACTAACGCAGTTCCACCTGTAACTTTGGTAGTATTAGCATCGGTTGCGGCTAACATTGCAGCCGAACCAGAACCAGTTAAACCTAAGTTGGTGATGGAAAAAGTGATAAAGTTTGTGTCACTAGTTGTAAGCGCATCTACACCAGAAAACACAGCGGATGTCAATGTACCTGCGGCGGGGGCAATTACAAAAACATCACTATTACCAGTAGTAGCAATAGTTGCACCTTGTTGCGATGCAGTAGAACCGTTAGCAATATTAGATAGAATTTTTGACGTGCTATCAATAACTGCGCCCGTAATTGTAGTGCCAGAAGTCAGTTCAGGGTCGCTAAAAGCAACCCCTACAGGTTTGGTATTAGGCATAATCTTTCCTTATAAAAACCCGCCCCGAAGGGCGGGGAATACATTAACTAATACGATAGCAAGTCCAAGTAGTTTCGCCTGTTTTACGGGCGCGGAAATGAGCCGAAGTATTAACAGCTACCGCAGCAGCGCCGACGATTGTCCAACCAGTACCAACAGCCAAAGTGACTGAGTCAGAACCAGATGAATCAACGTTAATGACAAAAAAGTCAAACGCAGCGTTTACTTTAGTAGCGCTAGAAATGTCTGCTTCAAGCAAAGCTACTGTTGGCAGAGTTAAATTGCCAGCAGCGCCGTCGAATACAAACAAACCGTTTGCTAGTTCAGCCGCTGTTGCTGTTGCAGCCGCAGCTACGGCTGTTGGAGCGCCTTGTACAAACAATACTGCTTCACCGACGTTACCGTCGTTAATTTGATAACCACCTGCACCATTTGGAAGAGCCATGATGAAATTCCTTTAAAAAATAATTTAAAAAGCCCCCGCTTGCGCGGGAGCATTTAGGTTTAACCCCAGAGGCGAACGCCCATTTGTGGACGAATCACGGAGTAGCCATACAACACGTCGATACGGCATGGTAAACGGTCGTTATTGATGTCGTATTGGCGAACAATACGCATCGAAATACCGTTATGCACTTGACGTGAAGCCATGTCAACACCCTGTGGCA